CCAAAACCCGGAAAGCAACTAACTTTATTTAACATTCAAAACAACAAAAAAGATGATGGAAATCACGCAGCCGATATTCTCAAAAATTCAAGAGATCAGGCAATTATCAAAAAAGACAAATGATTACTACCTGATATGTGACCAGGAGATTGATATCTATGTAGTGACATTTGACAATGAAAACACATTTAAAAAGCATGTGAACTTATGTTCTGAGTATGCTAAATTACCTCATCTTGCCTATATCTATAATGGGCAGTATCATCCATTAACATGAGAGATAACACAATAAACGAAACTATATTCAAGCTTGCTATCCTGGCAGGTAATGAGATGGCTGAGAAAGGCCTCTCCTTAGAGGACATAAGAAAAAACCCTGAATTAAATAAAATGCCTATAGGGGTCCGGGCGATATTCTACCTCCTCAAAAATCAAAAGCTATCACTTAGAGGCCAGATAAAACTCATTGAGTACTTTGGCTTAAAGTGGGAATTATTAATCATAGATCATAAATTTTAATATGAAAGATATACAAAAAAAAATACAAGACCTTTTTTTAATGGGAATTAAGAATAAAACGACCTTTGAAAAGGTAGAATTTATAAATTCAATTAGGAGTTTTATACATGAATTTTCACCATTTAAAGATGAACCAGTAGATTTTGTCAAATGGGTTGTAAGTAATAAAATCATAGCCAATGATTACAATCCAAATAAAGTAGCTCCTCCTGAAATGGAACTTTTGGAAATTAGTATATTAAACGATGGTTATACACAACCAATTGTAACATGGCCACATGATGATAAAGTAGAGGTTATAGATGGTTTTCACAGAAGCAGGGTAGGAAAAGAATCAAAATTAGTAAAAAGTAGAATAAAGGGATTTTTGCCTACTGTTATAATAAAAAAAGATAAACAAGGCAAAAAAGAAAGAATAGCATCTACTATAAGGCATAATAGAGCAAGAGGTAAACATCAAATTAACGCTATGTCTGAAATTGTGTTAGAGCTAAAAAATAGAAATTGGACTAATAGTAGAATAGCAAGAGAATTAGGAATGGACGAAGAGGAGATTTTAAGATTATGTCAAATTAGTGGATTGGAAGACATTTTTAAGGATGATGATTTTTCTAAATCTTGGACTGTAGGAGATTCTATACATGAATATGAACAATTAACAGACCAGTTAAAAGAAGATGAAACAACTGGCTATAGAACTACCAATACATCAGATCCTAACAGGATTTTTCATACTTATGAAAAATGGGAATGTCATAAAGCCGGGTTTTTTGCAACAAAAAAGGATGGTATGACAAAAAACGAATGTGAAAAGGCTTATGCAGATTTTTTATCTAATAGTGATAAATTTAAAGAGGCACTAAATGTCGTTATAACAACATGGAAATATTCATGTGAACACTATTTAACTAATATAGCTATGAACAGAATAGCATGGTTAGGACAAGCATCTATGTGTTATGCAACCGGAGTGCCATCTAAATTTTGTTCTGGGTTTAACTTATTGACACCCAAACAACAAGAAATTGCAAACTTAATAGCTTTAGAATATCTTAATAAATGGATGTTAGCTAACGACAGAAATCAATTAACAATCGAACAAGCTCTATCAATTGGTAGACAAGTAAATATTTATTAAAATGGCAACAAAAATATATCATAAAACTAAAACTGTTTTAGAAGCATCAAAAGAAAGGATATCTAAAACATTTGACGATTTTGAAAAATTGTATATTAGTTTTTCAGGAGGAAAAGATAGCTCAGTAATGTCTCATTTAGTTTTGCAAGAAGCAAGGAAAAGAGGTGTAAAAGTTGGATATCTTATAATAGATTTAGAAGCTCAATATGTTGATACAATATCTCATATTGAACAAATGATAGAGATGTATAAAGATGTAATTGATTTACATTGGTTTTGTGGAGAACTACTTTTAAGAAATGCAGTCAGCAATTATGAACCTCGTTGGGTTTGTTGGGATGAAGACAAAAAAGATGTATGGGTAAGAGAAAAACCTAAATTATCTGCCGATTTATCCCAATATGACTTTTATGTTCCCAAAATGGAATTTGAAGAATTGATGGTTATTTTTGGTCAATGGTACGGAAAAGGGAAATCAACTGCAGCATTTATTGGTATACGTTCTGATGAAAGTTTACATAGATACAGAGCTATTGCATGCCGTAAAGATGGATTAATGCACAAAGACTATAAATGGACTACAAAAGTAAGTAAAGGTCTGTTTAATATTTATCCTATTTATGATTGGAAAACAGAAGATATTTGGGTTTTTCATGGTAAATACTCTCATTTGCCTCATAATAAAATATATGACAAAATGACTATGGCTGGGGTTAAATTAAGCAATCAAAGACTTTGTCAACCATATGGAGATGATCAAAGAAGAGGTTTATGGTTATATCATATTTTAGAACCTGAAACATGGTATAAAATAGTAAACAGAGTTAATGGTGTTAATTCCGGATGTTTGTATATTAGAGAGAATGGCAATATAACTGGATATAATAAAATATACAAACCAGATGGGCACTCATGGGAGAGTTTTACTAATTTACTACTTAGAACTCTTCCTAAAAAAACAAGTTTGCATTATAGAGAACGTTTTATAAAATTCATGGCAGGATGGAGAGATAGAGGATATCCTTTTATACCAGACGAGGCACCATTAGAGTTAGAAAATAAATGTTGGGTGCCATCCTGGAGGAGGATGTGTAAAGTAATTCTAAGAAATGATTATTGGTGTAAAGGATTAGGTCAAACTCAACCTAAATCAGAAGCTTATGTAAAATTTAAAGAAATAAAAGCAAAGAGGAAAAAAGAATCAGACCTATATAAAAATATTGATGAATATGGACAAACATCTCTTTTTTAATACTAAAACACAAAAAATGAAAAAACCATCAGTAACAAATCTGATTAAATTATTAGATAAGCCTGCATTATTATCCTGGGCAAATAGGATAGGTCTGCAGGGAACAAAACTATCAGAATACAGAAAAAACAGAATGAAATTTGGAACATCTGTTCATAAAGAGATAGAACAGTTTTTAAAATATGGAATTTGCCCTGAAAATGAGTTTTTTCATGATACACTATTAGAGTTTTTTAGTGAAATAGATGTATTAGGAATAGAGGAAAAAATAGAAACTGAATATTTTCAAGGCAGATATGACATTCTATTAAAAAAGGGAGATTATACATATGTATGTGATTTTAAAAGCAATCATAAAAGAAACTATTTTGAAAATTACTTACAATTGTCAGCTTACAGAATGGCAACAGGAGCTGATAAAGTTGCTATCATTTCAGTGCCAGATATGATATGGTTTGAATTAGATATAGAGGATTTTAAACCATATGAAAATATATTAATTAGTCTATCAAATATTTATATAACAAAAAAACTATTAAAACATTAATACCTATCAAATAAAAACAGATAACCACTCTGAGACAGTAGCAGCAATGACTATAATAATTGCTGCTGCTATATTTAGAGCAAAATACAGAATTAAAGAACCGATCAAATCTATTAAAGTTATGGATCCACTTAGAAAAACTCTGATGCTTTACTGCATAGAGAAAAATATCAGCTTGAGCAAAATATCTCAGCATATGGTAGATAATCCTTTTCCTATTGGAAGCACAAATATCTACAGATTTTATCTTGAGAAACATGAGCTCTCCCAGAGACAGAGAACTAAACTAAAACTATTTTTTGAACTTGAAAACTATGACAAATGAAAAAATTTAAATATCAAAAGTTAGAGCTGCTCTTTGAGTTCCTGCTCTCTAAAGGATGGCAACCAGAGGAGGCTATGAAAAAGATGGATAAGGTTGAGGTATATGTCAACCAACATGGCAACTTTGTAGCTGAGTTCAAAGATGGTACTACAAATTCTTTTAAGGTAGAGCATGTACCTAAATTCTTTGAGATATGAGAAAAGAGGGATCCTGGCACTGTAAACCATGGTGCACTCTCCATCACAAATATCCTGCTAATGAGCAAAGATGTTCTTTTGATAGGGAGCACTACTCAAACTATAAGAAGCTGAAAGGTTTATTGAGCAGACTGGGAAAGGATGGTTATGGATGTGAGCTTAAAGAGAATAAGCTCATAGTCCGGAGGGTAATAGATAGGAAAGTAAAAACCAATAAGTTTAGATTAGATAAGGATTTCTACAATCTATCTGCATCAGATCAGATAAAAAAGATTAATAAATCATTAAAAACAACTACATGAAAAAAGGAACATTAGAACACATCAAAAAAACCTATAACTTACCTTTTTTAAAGGTCGGAATGAAAGTAAGACTAAATATTGAACCGTTTGAGATAGGTCACATTGTTAGTGCAAATGAAAAAGGGAATCTTAATGTAAGATATAAAGGTAATACTCATTTTGAAAATACTCATCCAACTAAATTAATTACCTATTTTAATAAACAAAATAAAGAGATAAAAACATTCAAATGACTACAGAAGAAAAAATATTACAGATGCAGTGGTACCCTGATTTATTTAAAACCAAAAAAGAGGAGGTAGAGTTCTGGAGGGAAATGTCAGAGCATTATGATCAGCCACTATCAGAAGATGTTAAAGAGGTTTTTGATTATATTGATAAGCAAAAAGTTTGATAATTAAATTATTTAGTATATATTTGTTTCAGCAGATGGATACTTTGACACTATCCTACTAAACTGCTAAAAAGAAATCAGCGACTCAGGATAAAATTATTTGTATAGATATATAAGGTCTGTACAGGTGGTTAATAAAGGAGTCTGTCGCTGGGCTCGGTCAAAACTTTATAACCGCTTGTACAGACCTTTTTTTGTCTAAATTTTTAATATTATGGAAAGAGAATCAATGGTATTTTATAGGTCATTTTTGGATACTATCTTAAAGATAGATAATCCAGAGGTAGGATATGAGCTATTTGTAGCTGTAACATCTTATAGCCTATATGGAATAGAGCCAAAACTAACCGGAATGAGTGATGCTTTCTGGACTTTAATAAAGCCACAATTAGATGCTAACCTGAGGAAATATGAAAACGGTAAAAAAGGTGCAAGACATGGTATAAAAGGTGGCAGACCTAAAACCCCTAAAAAACCCCTAACTAACCCCAAAGAAACCCCTAAACTAACCCCTAAAAAACCCCTAACTAACCCCAAGCTAACCCCTAATGTAAATGTTAATGTAAATGATAATGAAAATGTAAATGTAAATAAGAATGTTTTAAAAGATAAAAATATTTTTTCTTTTGAAAATCTTACAGATAAACACAATCAAATAAAAAGAGATTTTCAGATAGATTCCTTTCCCAAGCTAAGGAAAAGCAAGGATCTTAATAAATCATTTCTTACCTGGCTAATATATAGAAAAGCTAACTCCATATTTGAGGTAGAGGCACATTTAAAAAGTTTTATTAAACTCATAAAAGACAGATACACTACAGAGAGCATCATACTGGCAGTGGACCATGCAATACTAAACAAACATTTATCAATCCATCCTACAGAAAAGCTAAAAACATCAGGCTACAAATGGCCATCTAAAGGACCAATCCCCCCCGGCACATGAACATGACAAAACAACTACCCAATGCTTATGAGGTGGAGGCTGCATTATTGAGCGCAATATTACTAACTCCTGATTCATTATACAACTGCATCCAGCTGCTTAACTATGATTGTTTCTACACTAAAAAGAATCAATTGATATGGAATGCCATAATAACAATTCACTCAAATAGTGGAGTGATTGACATGGTAAATGTCTTTAATCATCTGAAATCTAATAATCAGATAGAAGAGGCAGGAGGGATTGATGCTCTTATGAATCTAACTACTGAGCACCATACTGCAGATGTCTCCGGATATGCTAAGATCCTATACCAAAAGTATATGCGGAGGAAAGCAATAGAAGAGAGTCAAAAGCTGATACAAAAAGCATACAATCAAGGTAATGACATTTTTGATGTCCTAACAAATACAAAAGAATCTCTTTTTAATGTACTTTCCCCTGATGTGAGCAGAGTTAATACTGCACATAATATAATTAACAATAATCTTAATCACATAAAAGACAATATAGGAAAATATCAAGAGGTTCCAGGACTGCCTACAGGATATGAGCACTTTGATAAGAGAACAGGTGGAGCAGGAGCAGGATGGCTTATGATCATAGGAGGCAGGCCATCAATGGGTAAAACTACATTTATTCTTAATGTAGCATGGAATGCCTATAAACTTTTTGATAAGTCAGGAATATTCTTTAGTGGGGAAATGTCAAGTAAACAGATAAGCCACTTGATAATGGCTACTGAGTCCGGTATTCCTGCTACTGAAATAAAGAAAAATAAAGTATCTAAGTTGCAATTAGAGTGCATGTTTGATACATTCAGAAAGCAGAAGAAAGGAGTATTTTTGATTGATGACACTCCTAACCCTGCACTATCTCACATCCTTGCAGAGGCAACAAAAGCAAAGATGCAGCATGATATAGATTTTGTTATAGTAGATTATCTGCAGTTAGTAAAAGCATCTGGGCATGCATCAAGACATTTGGAGGTAGGTAAGATATCAAGAGAGCTCAAAGCACTTGCAAGGAATCTTAATATTCCAGTTATTGCCTTAGCTCAGCTATCCAGAGCAGTAGAAAACAGACCTAACAAAAGACCACAATTATCAGACTTAAAAGAATCAGGAGATATAGAGCAGGATGCAGATGTAGTATCATTTCTTTATAGACCTGAGTACTATGGGAATACTAAAGATGATGAGGGCAGGAGTTTGGAGGGGATCACTGAGCTGATAACCAAAAAGAACAGACATGGAGAGACTGGAACAGATTTTCTCTTTATGAATAAAAGTACCTCATCTTTTGAGATGTATGATGAAGATGGGCAATGTGCCGTACCTGTAGAAAAGTATGACAGGAGATTAACAGAGATGCAGGATACTAACCTGGAGTCAATCAAAGATAAAATCACTGACTTTGATGGAGATCTATTACCTTTTTAAGCAA